TATCTACTTTTGTAATTACATATCCTGCAGCTAAATTTATTGTTGCTGCAGCGACTCCACCTACTACATTTACATCTCTAAATCTAACTCTATCACTCGTAGATCTACCATGATCTGGTTCATTAACAGATATAGTTGTTGATCCATTTGTTGTTGTAAAAGCATTTAGTGGTAAAATTCTAGGAACAGCTGTTTCTATTCTATCAGGTCTAACATTACGTAAAGATATAGAGTCACCATTCATAGGTTTTGGTTCTAACTGTGGTTGTTTTGGTTCAAACTCTGACACATGCACAAATGATCCATTCCATTCTCTAACCATTTCTTTATATGGAAATTCCATACCAGATCTATCTGATATTGCTCGTGCATATTTTCCTGTTGCGTACTTTGCCATTATGCTCCTGGGTAATAAGCTTTAGGTGTTATATATGTGCTAGAAGCCGAACCATCTTCTGCTAACGCTCTAGCTAATTCATCTTCATAATACAATTTCATTTGTTGTGTAAGTTGTGGTTGATATTTTTGTGCAATGTAAAATGCTAAACCAGCAACCATACAAGGAACAAATCTAAATGGTACATCTGTTGCATTTGTATAATCACCTACATCTTGTATTCTTTTTATATAATAAATATGCATATCTTTAGATGCATTTGTAGAATCTGGAGTCGGATAAATATGTATTCTAACTTTATCAATAAATCTTTCTACCCAATATTGATTAGGTGTGCCTTTTGATAATTTATTAGAAAAACCTGCATAAGTTGATCTATCAACTTTTGTCATTGGACTGTCAGATTGAGTTGTTTGAGTTCTATTACTTCTTAATTGTGCTTCAAGAACATCGGATATTCCGTATACATTAGCTGGTGTAGATACAGCACTTGTGCCATCATCACTTGATCTAAAAAAATCATAATCTGATTGACCTTCAATAAGATCAATATTTAAATCTGCTATTTCCCAATAGTGAATACCTCTGTTACCCCATTCTTGAAATAAAATAT